AAACTGGCCGCGGTACACCTCGGGTGACCAGACCCTAGCTATGATGTCACCAAAAGCCGGAGAACCAGACGTGTCCACAGAGGCGTGTCTGGCTACCACTCCTCGGGACTCCGCGGCATTCCTGAACGCCCGCGCTATCTGAAAATTCCTAGGCGTGGACTTGTCGTTCATGTCATCCTTCAGGACCTCAAAATCGGTCAGTAACAGCACCGCCAAACCCGTGTCGGCTTCCTCGCCGAACAAACCGTGGTAAGCAATCGAGCGGTCTCCGTCGTTGGTAAACCCGGGATCCATCCCTATAACGGGAATTGGCGGTGACGCCCAGTTGACTTTGGATCTGTCCGCGTTGAAAAAAACAATGTCCGTGTCCGAAAAAACCGTTCTCTCTCCACCTTCGGGAGGGAAGTACCCCTTCCATTGCCGCCAATAACCGAACGAGTCCTCGCCCATGTTCTTTTTGGCTTCCTCAAGGCGCACTTTAGTAGGCAGCCAAGGGTACAGCTTGTCGTTGTCCGCGAGGATATTCGGGGACCTCTCCGCATCGAAGCGAATGGCGTAGCCGTAGATGGTCTCCCACTCGTAGCTCTCCGGGGATATCGACTTCCAGCCGTCCTTAGGTGTGGAAAAAATGCCGTGGGCGTCGTAGTAACTAGACGGGTTGCCAAGACCTATTGCTTGGCAAAACGGGTTGGCCGTCAAGTTGCTGACCGCGGCCTGCATAATCGCTGGGGATAGCTCGGGCAACTCGTCAGCGATTAAGATGACCCTCTTGTTCTTGATACCAATGATCTTCCCCGTGGCCTCTTTTTCGCGCTTCTTTTCTCCCGGAATAAGCTCGATCCCGCTCTTCTCGCTAGCCCTAAAACCCGTGGCGTCAGACAGACGTATCAAGCCAAAAGAAGACACCAGTTTTCCCACCGAACGAACGTCGTCCGGCAACGCGTTCCAATAATCCTCGATAGAGCCCCAGATCCTCTTCCGGCTCTCCCTCAAAGTGGTACTCGTACAAAGAACCTTGGTGTTCAACGGATCAGCTAACCAGTTCACGATAGCCCACACGGCAAAAGTATCCGTCTTGGAAGACGAGGCGCAGCCCGAGACAGACAAAAAATTGTGGCGGCTGGCCTCTTCGATCATCCGCTCACTCCAAGGGTTTCGAAGAAACGGTTTGCGACTAGTAGGAGGCCACAAGGTGGTCGCTATTTTCCAAAAATGCTCGGGGCGCCCGAGTCCGCCCGTGTCCGGACCAATGTTGTCCCGGAAGCACGCAAGCTCGATCGATAGGTCGGGTTCTCGCCCCCAATCCCGGCCATAACGATTGGTCCCGGGAATTGGCGCCGCAGCGGGAGCGCGCACGGGGGAAGGCCCCGGCCTCAGTTTGCTGTTCTTCCTATCACCCATGCCCACAAATTCGAGATTGTCGGATAGTGTCGGACGCGACTTTCTGCATAAAAAGTATTAACCCTAGAAGGCTCATTATCAACGCTTTGCGAATGCAAAGAGTGGCAGCGCGCACGGGATTCGAACCTCCGCATAGTTCATAAACCCCCTAGGTTTTCGACAGAGAAAGCTCTCTGTAGAAGGGCAGAGTGGGGCATACGAAGTATGCAACCCGCTGCAAAAAAATGAACGCTTTTGTCGGACGGCGGTCAAATGTTGTATGCAGCCTTTCGACAAAATCGTACGTGCTATCGAAGCTCGCCAGTCCGCATCGGTCAAAATTGGCCCCCACAAACTCAATCTTTACGCCGCTTCCACTAGGGACCGTTTCACCCTTAGCTGGTACCACGGGCTGAAACGAGAGCGATGGGAGTCCACGTGCCCAGAGGCGACAAAGGAAAAGGCTCAAGAAATTCTGAAACACTTTGAAAGTGGATTTGAGTTGGCGAAAAGGGTCAGTGATGACCGGATCCAGCAACTCGTAGAGGCTGACACAGCTCTGTCCGGTGTCAACATCGAAGAGCTGGTAAAGTTCTACAAGGAACACATGGCCGCGCGGAACGTGTCAGTAGCCAAAATCACCGAGTTGTACGAACAGGCCGGGGTACTCGCTGGGTTGAGTGTCCGGCAGAGAGACACTCGCAAAAACCACCTCAAGCAATTCGGGAAAGTCTTCAACACAAGTCTACAGGCTATACGCGCATCGGATATCGACGCTTTCTTGGCGACAATCCCCAACCTCAAAACGAGAAAAAACGTACGGATTACCATCTGCGCACTCTTCAAGTTCGCACAGAGGAAGGGATTCCTGCCGCACGGATTAACCGAGGCCGACAAGACTGAGCAGCCAAAGATTATGCCTAAGGAGGCTACCACCATTTCCGCTCAACAAATTTCGCTGATGCTCGAAAACTGCAAGGACCCGCTTTTAAAAAACTTCTTACTAATAGGGGCCTTCTCAGGATGCCGCTCATCAGAGATTCAGAGACTCAAGTGGGGGGACTTAAGGGACGATTGCATTGTATTGACTCCCGACATCACGAAAACAAACCGCCGCCGCATTGCCGAGATACCTGAAAACCTCCGCGCATGGCTGCAACCAGTTCGCGGTAATCCGGATAGCTTTGTCACTTACCCAGAGTCGCTAGACCACAAGCTATACCGAAGAGCGAGAAGACTTTGTAAAAATCTAGAAATTGAGTGGGTTCCAAACGCGTTAAGGCATACCTTTGTCTCGTGCCACTTGGAACTGCACAGAGACCCGCCGCGGACAGCCAAAACATCTGGGCACAGTCTCGCCGTGTTAGAGAACAGCTATCTAAAACTAACGCCACGAGAAGAAGCTGAAGCGTGGTTCGATATTCTACCTGAGCCGAAAACAGACAAACCCTAAACCCCCAACATGCCAAATCAACTAAGTCCCGCAAAAAAGCGGGTCACATATACAGAGTTCTCGGACGTATTCGAATCTCTAGACAAACACGCCAAAAAGATACGCGTCGATCGCAGTATGGTACTAAGAAACGCAACGCAATCGTTCGTGTCAGAATACAAAGCCAAGAAATGGAAACCCGCGCCATACAAAAGCGCCTCTAAAGGCGGGATCCGGCGAATAACCTACGCGGAGTGGAATGACATCTACGAAGTGATGGCCGCATACGCCCAAACTGAGCGACTGGACTTCTCCGACCTTATGAGGTCGGTAGTGCACACCTACCTATGCAAGTCGAAAAACTACCAGATTACTTAACTATAAATGAAACGGCCAAACGGCTAAAAGTATCTGTCAGGACTGTGGCTAACTACTTGAAAAAGGGTTTGCCGCACATTAAGCTCGGCGGAGCTGTTCGGATTCTACCTTCCGATTTGTCCGCATGGATACTACTACACCGAAAAAGCGCTTCATTGGCATCGACCCCGGCTCCAGTGGAGGACTTGCTTGGCGCGATGAGAATGGCGCTGTCTCAGCAATCAAAATGCCGGAAACAGAAGGAGACGTCCTCCAATTGCTGACCGGGTTTAAGCAAACTGCATACGTCGTCATACTTGAAGAAGTCGGGGGCTACGTGGGCAAAGCCCAACCGGGTTCGGCGATGTTCAAGTTCGGTAGGCATACTGGTTTCCTTATCGGAGTAATCATGGCTTTAGGTTTTCGCCTAGAAATGGTGCGCCCGCAGAAATGGCAAAAGCCTCTTGGAGTGGGGACAAGCGGGAACTGTGCTTCTAAAACGGAATGGAAGAACAAGCTCAAGGCCTTGGCTCAAAGAAAATTCCCCGGTGTCTCGGTGACTCTATCTACATCCGACGCACTGCTTATCATGGATTACGCGGAGCAATACTGTTGAAACTGCTGCCCTACCAACTACCCCACGCCGACAAAATTGAGGGGGCCTTGCGGACAGGTCGGCTTGCCATCGACGGGAGCGACCCGGGCGTAGGAAAAACGTACGTAGCGGCCGAGGTTGCGCGAAGAGTGGGATTCCCCCAGACGCTCGTAGTGTGCCCGAAGGTCTCTATCCCCACTTGGAGACGGGTGCTGGAAGGGTTCGGGGTCCCCGTCCTAGACGTGGTGAACTACGAAAAGCTCCGGACAGGGAACACGGTGCACGGGAAATGGGTGAAACGAACGTTTGAATGGACTACCCCGCCAGACACACTGCTCATCTTCGACGAAGTGCATAGGTGTAAAGGTCGGGATTCGCAAAACGCTAAAATGCTGCGAGACGGTAAAGGTCGCCCACTCTTGCTGCTGTCCGCGACTTTAGCAGACAACCCTATGGAGTTGCGGGCTATCGCGCACGTCGCGGGCCTGTCGGATTGGTTCAGCTTCTGGGGGTGGTTACTGAGAAACGGATGCAAAAAGGGTCGATTCGGTATGGAGTTCGACAAGAGAAGAAAAGACGTCCTGAAGTCTTTACACGCAGAGTTGTTCCAGAGACGTGGTGCCAGAATTCGGATCCCTGAATTAGGAGACCAGTTCCCCGAAACGCAGATAACGGCGGAGGCTCTCGATTTTGGCGACGATATCGCCAAGGTCTACAAAGAGATGGAAGAAGAGCTGGAAGCGCTACAAGAGGCCTCAGCGGACGACGTTCCTGCTCAGCAACTGACTGTAGCGCTGCGAGCTAGGCAGCGTGTAGAACTGTGCAAAGTCCCCGGGATAGTGTCTCTGGCCAAAGACTTTCTGGACAGCGGCCAATCGGTCGTGGTGTTCACAAATTTTAGAGCGACGCTCGAAGCGGTATGCGAAAAGCTGGGCACCAAGTGTGCGATCCACGGGGAACAGTCGGCCCATTCTAGGCAGCAGTGCATAGACGACTTCCAAAGTAACAAGGAGCGGTTGATCGTGGTGAATATTCAGGCGGGGGGCGTGTCTCTATCGCTACACGATACCTCGGGTGAAAACCCGAGAGTGGCTCTGGTGTGCCCAACCTACTCGGCAGTAGAGCTTAGGCAGGCTCTGGGTAGAGTGCACAGAGCAGGAGGTGGGAAATCCCTTCAGCGCATACTCTTCGCTTCGGGCACAATCGAAGAAAAGGTGTGCGAGCGCGTGAACGCTAAGTTGTCTCGTCTCGACCTGTTGAACGACGGAGATCTCGATGCGCAAAAAAGTTTGAACGAAGAGACCCCTACCGTGTCTACTATCGCGCAAGGTTTAAGCGATCAGATGCAACCCACTACCACCGAAGCCGAAAAAGAGCACAGTAAACACAGCCCCTCCTCGCTGGAAAACAAGAGGAAGTGCGAGGGCTGGTTTAACGATCCCGACCCTAACCGCGACAGCTCTGCTGCCGACCGCGGAACCCTCGGTCACCTGATGTGTGAAAAAGAAGACTTCACACTTGCGCCAGATGACCCAGTCCTCACGGAAAACGCGAAAAAGTGCTTCGACTTTCTCCAACAATTTTACAGACCCGGATCGGCGCACCGAAAAGAACTACGCCTTCAAATACAAGATCAGTTCGGGCACCTCGATCACCTGTTCATACACAAAGACGGTAGTGCCGATTTGATAGACCTGAAATTCGCACAGAATATCTATCGGGCCGATAGCGCTCAATTCTGGGCGTACATGATCGGCGTCTGGGACGCCTTTCAGGAAATCGACGAGATCCGAGTTTGGGTATTGCACCCATTCCTCGACCACGTCGATACAGAGACTTTTAGCCGGGCCAAATCTTATGGCGTCCTCAACGAGGTGGTCAGAAAAATCATCGAAAGAGCTGAAAACCCAGATCCGGACAGGTTCCAGATTGGTAAACACTGCAACTACTGCGGAAGACTGGCTACCTGTAAAAAATGGGCCCAGTTCGGAGTTGAAGTAGCCAGTAAATACGGCGCGGGAGGCGAACTCTACAAGTTGCCCGACGATACGTCCCACGGCTCTGACATCAGCGATGTAAAAGCGCTGGCCGTCCTTTGGAAAATAGCTCCGATAGTCAAGAAAGCCGCCGACGGATGGCGCAAAGCGGCGCTCGAAAAGCGCATGGAGGGAGAAGACATCCCGGGACTGGAGCTGTTTGAAAAACAGGGGGCGCGCGAGATCAATAACGCCGTCGCCGCATTTAATGCGGTTTCCGACAAGATCGACCCCAAAGACTTTATCGAGGCGTGCGACGTGAAGATCGGCGCCTTGGAAAAACTTTTCGCGGACTCTTTCCCTCGTGGGAAAAAGGCGTCCTCGAAAAAGGAGCTGATGGCTAGGTTGTTAGACGCCGACGCCGTCAGTTCCGGAGCCCCTGTGCCGATGCTCAGGGAACTCAAGTCAACAGAAACCAAATAACAGAAAAAATCACTAATATGGGATCGATGTCATTCGAAACGGCGAAGAAGGAAGCGGCCGTAAAAACAGCAACTGCTCCTTCTGATACCGACACTGATACAGTAGACGCCGAAGTTGTGGAAGTGGTGGAGAGCAACTCTATCGTTCCGGCGGCTGCTACCTCTATTGCGCCTTACGTGGAGGGGGAAGACGCTGAAGGCGAATTCTCCGCCAGAGATATTATCTGGCCCACGTTGTCGCTCGTCACCAAAACTTCTTCGAATGCCGAGCTATACGGAATCGGGGCGTGGGTGATCAACAAAGACACCCCGATCGGTAAAATGGACCAGCCCTTGCGGGTAATCGCGGTGCGGATCATCAAAGCCTACCAAGAGCAACTTCCGTTCGGGTCGGGTACTCGTCCAAAGATGTTCCGCACGGCTCAAGAAGTCCACAGCGCGGGTCTCTCACTGGAGTGGGGAGCTGAAAAACGCGCCGCCGAAGTTTTGGGCGTCCGGTTCTGGATCCCGCAACCCAAGGGTGTCGACGCTCCGCACATCTTCATGCTCGACGGTCCGGAAGGACCCGGCACGGTGGCGAAATTCTTCGCCGCTCGTACCACCTACGGCACAGTAGGTAAAACCCTCATCCACGCGAAACAGACCTTTCTTCGCACAGACAAAGGCGGTCTACCAAGCGGGTGGTGGGAAATGACCGCAACCAAGGAGGCCAAGAACGGAAATACTTGGCTCCTGCCGCGGCTCAAACCTGCCGGAAGAGTGGACGAAAAACTCGCTTCGTATCTCCGAGACCTCGGGGTGTAACCTTAACGGGTTGAAGCAGTATGAATACACCTTACAGCGAGATGCAACTTGGGCAACTCCGTCTGGTTGTCGAGGCTTACCTCGACAGCTTTGCTAAGGCAAGCGGAGAGGATGCGGATGAGTTGTGGGAAGTAGCTATGACGGCGCACGCGATTCCTCCAAAATTCGAAGACTTCGAAGAGGGTCAACTGTTCTGGGCTGCTTTCTCTAACTTCCGGGCCAAAGAAGCTCGGGCTCTCAAAGATGCCCTAGCCCCAGTGTAGCAGTGAAAGACTGTTTCCATCCCCACCGCGGGCCACTCGGAGGTGCCCGATAAGATCCGGGGGGAGGCCCAGCTCGGCATGTGGCTGGGCCTCCCACTCCTGCATAACTCTGGCGTGCGGTTTGCGGACAACACCGAGAGCGCGCCCCTTCCCACCACTTTTTATCATAAATGTTAACCTACGCATTCGATTTTGAGACAAGGTACGACGACTCCCTAAGCGTCAAAACCATGGGGGCTGAGGCCTACTTCTCCGCCCTTACTATGGACGACATCTACCTAGTCACTATCGTGGGCGACGACGGTACGGTCATGGCCGGGCACCCCAAAGACATCGACTGGGGGTTCCTTAAGGGTAACCGGGCGCTGAACCATAACGCGGGGTTCGACCAGAGGGGCGTTCAAAGACTGCGCCAACTGGGTATGCAGATTCCAGAGCCAGCAGAGCTGCACGACACGGCCGACCTCGCGGCCTACTGCGGCCTGCCGAGGGCCCTCAAAAGCGCGGCGTTCGTTCTGTTCAAGGTTACGCACGACAAAACCATCCGAGACAAGGATATGAAGGGTAAGGGCTGGAATGACATGTCGCCCGAACTCCGAGCCGCCGTCACAGAATACGCCATAGAAGACTCCCGCCTAACACTTCGCCTGTGGCAGACCTTGGGAGATCGGTGGCCGCAAGTTGAGCGGGATATATCCAGACTGACACGTGAGTGGGCAGCAGAAGGTATTCACGTCGACGTCAAAGCCATCGATGAAGCAATCAGCGGGTTAAAACGAACTGTTTGGGAGGCGGAGAGGTCGCTGCCTTGGGTCATCGAAGACCAAAAGCCCCCGCTCAGCCCAAAAGCATTGGCCGAAGCCTGCCGCAACGTGGGGATAACCCCGCCCGCATCACTCGCTATAGGCGACGAAGAGTGTGAAAAGTGGATGGAAGAGCACGGCGAAAAATACTCGTGGGTAAAGTCCATGAGGGACTACCGCCGAGCCAACGCAATTCTCAAAAAGCTTGAGGCAATGCGTATCCGGGTAGCGAACGATAGGATGCGCTACGAAATCAAATACTGGGGCGCCGGAGTAACGGGGCGCTGGTCTGGAGCAGGCGGATTCAACGTCCAGAACATGTCGGGAAAAGATCTGTACGGAGTGAATGTGCGGGACATGATCGTTGCGGCGCCCGGCCACAAACTCATAGCCGCCGACTTGGCGCAGATCGAACCCCGGATAGCGTCTTACTTGGCAGGAGAAGACGAAGCGCTCCAACAAATGGCTTCGGGAGTTTCTCCGTATATCGTGTACGCGCGTCAGGCGATGGGTTTAGGCCCCAACGAGGAATGGCCGAAATCAGACCCGCGGTACAAGTTGGCCAAGGTTTCCGTTTTGGGGGCCGCTTACTGCGCCGGGCATCACAGGTTCATAGACGTCATGCGCGCCTACGGTATGGAAAACCTTCTCGATGAAGGACCCCAAAACGAAGAAACGCCGGAAAGATATCTGGAATACATCGAGGCAGTCAGGATGCCGAAGTGGATTGAGGTCTGGAATACCTCTGACGCTAAAGAGCGCAACCGCCTGATGCGTAGCTGGGAAATAATCCAGACGTTCAGACTAGGTAGACCGAAACTCGTGCAGCTCTGGAGCGCCTTAGGTAAACTGGCCAGAGACTCCGGAGAAGCCTCGCAGGATATTGAGCTGACGCTGCCTAGCGGAAGGAAGTTAGTCTACAAGCACGCAAGGATTCGGCACGTCCCCAAGAACGGGAAGAGCGGCCCCGAGACTAGCGAAGTAGTGGCGGAGATCATCCGAAACGGAAGGTCTGAGACGACCCGGATCCACCAAGGAATCCTCATAGAAAACCTCTGCCAAGCGACAGCAAGAGACGCATTTCGAGACTGCTTGCTGTCCGTGCACAACGCGGGCTTCAAAGTCATCTTCCACGTCCACGATGAATTAGTCGTGGAAGTACCAGAACAAGAGGCCCTCCAAGCAAAAGAAGAAATCCTCCGCCTTATGGGGACGTCCCCGTCTTGGGCCCCCGATCTCCCGGTAGAAGCAGAGGCGACCATCGCCGACAAATACTCAAAAGCAAAATGAAAGCCCCAACATCACCTGAAAACGAATGCGCCAAATGGCGTAGCTACCCATTAGATCCCGGAATGTACGTAGTGTGGGAGAGAGGCCAGAAACTAGACATCTTCTACTGGCCCGGGGAGGACCACCCAGTCTTCGAACTGCCGACATCCGACAGCGCCAAATACTTCGGACCTTTTCTACTCCCTCTCTCCGTATGACCTACTTCGCGATCAAAAACTTCAAGGCGCAAGACGTCTACCAGTTCAATGATCCGGTAGCCGAAAACGCCGCGGAAAAAGCCCGGCAACCAAACTTCCCGGACAAATCGGCGCGAACGGCGTGGCTCAGCGACCCGAAATCCGATAGCTGCTGCTTCAGTATGTGGGAGGGGTTGACGCCGGGCGTCCGTATCAACACCAAAGCGGACAACCCCGCGTGCAAGATGCACGGCCTCGTTGCTGACTATGATGCCACGAACCCGGGATCCCTCGAAGAGATAGCGGAAAACCTCCGAAAAATCCTTGAGAAAACACCAGCCCTAGTGCCCCAGTGGCTGGTCCAAACCCCCAGTAAGCACTACAGGTTGGTGTGGGAGTACAGCACGCCGATTAACCTCCAAGGCAGCTTGGATGCCTTTGTTCCGGGATTCTTGGCTGCACTTCGAAAGCTGCTAAGGCTTGACTACCTCCTAGCAGGACTGGACGAGGCCCCGTACCTAAAAGTCTCTCAGTATTACCACATCGGGGGGACTTGGCACCGGGTCAACGCCGACGCACTAAACGTCGAAGAGGTGAAGGGCGCCATGATGACGGCGGTGTCCCGCATCTCGAAATTCACCGTAGGCGGAGTCTCGATCCCAGAGATCCCAATGGATGTGATCTACAAGGAAGCGGAGAAACGCTTCCCGGGAAAGCTGGCTGGTGTGGACTTCAAAGACGGCGCGATGGGCCCTGCTTTTTGGGATGCTAACGCGACAGGCCAAAGAACCACTATCTACAAGCCATCCGGGGCAGTGTGCTTTTCCGCGGAAGGTAAACCCTTCATACCATGGGAAGAAATATTCGGAAAAGACTTCACGAGGGGGTGGGAGACAAACCGTTTGGCGGTAGCGTGTGAGGGTATCTACTACCTTCCTCGCAGCGGGTATTTCAGGAAGTGGGCGGACGGCCAGTGGAGATCGCAACCCAAAGAAGACTTGGTGTTATTTCTCGCAGAGAATCGGCGCCTCAGTAGAGCCAAGGGCCCGGGCAACTCGCCGTCAGAAGTGGAAAAGGCGCTGCTGTTCATTCAGCAATCCCAAATCGTCGACCTCGCCGCCCCGTTCGTCTTCAACAAGAACGAAATAGTTTACTTCAACAATCAGAGAATCCTTAACACGTCGCGAGTGCAGCCAATGCAGCCGGACAACTCCATCACAACGGCGAAATGGGGCCACGAGTTTCCGGAACTGGCGAAATGGCTATGGCAATTCTTCCGAACAAAGAAGCAATTGATCTATTTCTTGGCGTGGCTCCGCTATTTTTACGTGGGGGCTTTGAGGGGAGAAGTACAGCCCGGTCAGGCGCTATTCCTAGTAGGCGGAGCAAACACAGGTAAGTCTCTCCTCAACCAGTTTCTCTTACCCACCATCTTCGGGGGAGGCTTCAACGCGAAAGACTTTTTGGTCAACGGCAAGGGATTTAACAAGGGTCTGGCCGAAGTAGGGCACTGGTGGATAGACGACTCCGAAGCGGCTTCGGATCAGACTCAACACCTCCGTTTCTCGGAGCGTGTAAAGGGCTTGGTAGCCAACCTGTTCTTTGTCTACGAAGCGAAATTCCAAGACGCTCAAATGCTCCCCTTTATGGGGCGCATCGTGATCACCCTCAACGAGGACGGACAATCCATCAGAATGGTGCCGGACCTCGACATCAACATCGTAGACAAGGTGCTCGTCCTGAGCTGCCCGAAAACGAAATGGATCTGGGGAGACAGGAAGAAGACGGAGAGGACTTTCCGTGCGGAACTTCCGGCATTTCTCCGTTACCTAGAACTCCGGGAGTTCTCCGAAAGAGTCAGCGGGGCCGACTTCCGATTCGGGACGAAATCGTTCATCGATCCGGAAGTGCGGTTGAATTCTGCGGTCAACAGCTACGACAGTGACATCTTGGATGTGGCCGCGCAGTTGTTCGAAGCGGACGACGCGTGGTACCAACTAAAGCAGCAGGGTAAGCCGTGGACTGGTACCGCGGCGCAGTTCATGCAGGCAGCCGCCAGCAACTCTCTTTGCTCCAAAATGCTGAACGGAATGACTGTCCGGAGCATCGGTATCCGCCTGAGCAAACTCTCCAAAGTCAGTGGTACGGGTGTGGCAGTGGTGCCATCAGGAACCATGCACCGTCAGGCCCTTTCTTACACAATAGACCCCAGATAATTTATGCAAAACCAAATACACACAACAGAAACCAGCACCCCCGCCGAAACGCAACAGCAACTCGTAGAGTCTATCGCCAAGAGGTTAGGTATCGTCACCGACCTTGGCCGCGAGTCTCTCCGGGTGTTCGTCGAGTGCGCCGTATTACTAGACAGGAAAAACCGGGACTACGGCCCGGGCAATATCAGCGCCTTCGGGGAAAAGGGGGTTATCGTCAGGGTCAACGATAAGGTAGAGCGTCTGAAGACACTGGTATGGGGATCGAAGGACCCGGAACACGAAAAGGTGTCAGACACGTGGATGGATCTGGCCAACTACGGGGTCATCGGGCTCATGTGCCATCGGGGCACATGGAAATGACACATATCGCTTGCAATGGCCTGAACAAAAGCTATCAAAGGTTGAAACATTATGCATAAACCCTACCACCCGGCGGCACACCCGTCTTCTATCTGGGGCGGGGGCTACCCTGAACAAGAATTATGCTCGAAGGACAAAAGCGGGGGACTAAAGGCCACCTCAGGGGAGGGGGCTCGCGCATCCTTAACACCGCTTCCTGAAA